TGTTCATCAGTTCTTATAGAAGCCATTGAAACATCTGGTCCAGTATGTCCTACTCCTATAGTTAAAGGCTCATTCTCTTTTGTAGTAGGTCTATAAGGTGTATAGCTTACTCCTTCTTTTTCTCTAAGATGTTCTATATACGGAGAATAATTTTCTACTTCTTCACCACCTGTAAATTGTCTTAGTATATCAAATAATCCCATTAGAAATTCCAATACGTTTTGTTTTTACTTGGTTTATCTTCATACTCAGGATCATCTGGATGTGTCAGGTGCCAAGAATCTTTTAAGTAATGTATAGCCATGGTCATTGCATCCACTTGGTCATCGTGTTTACCATAGGGAAACTGTATAGCTTCAGCAAATAAATCTTCTGCCCAATCCTTGTGTCTTGGTATCCATAATCTTCCTGCCTCCATAATAGGAGTAGCAGCATGTACTCTTGCAATTTTATCACGATCTGGTAAGTAATCCAACACCGGTAGTCCAGCTCTACGTAAATCTTGTAATAGAGACTGTCCTGATGCTTTCTTTTCTATTATACATATGTCTGGTTTAAATTCATCATAGAGTTCTTGTGCCACTCTACGAAGATCAGGATACTCCAATCGTTCTCTATGATTACCTAACAATATCAGACTCGGAGCCCAGTACTCTCTTCCTTGATGATCTTCTACAGCACATTCAAATACACCCCATGTTTGTATTACACTATAGTCTGCGGAAGCTTTTGTGGAGAAAGCTGTGTCATAAGTTTGTATGATAACATCACAGGTTGGTGCATCTTCTTCTGTCCAACGTCTGAGCCATGTAGATTTTATAGAACCTCCTTCATCTGGTGTAGGGTTCTGCATATATAATGCATTCCAATACTTTGAACCATTGTTGGCACGAATCTCTGCTTCATCCATTTTAAGTATCTTCTCTGGTTTCCACTCCGGAAAATACGAACCTCCTATTGGAAGGTCCAGAAGATTAGCAGACTCTGCATCTAGCCATGCTGGTATAGACAATACTTCCCATGGTGTTGTTTCTTCTGTTTGATTATTCAGTAACCATCCACAGAGATCGTCCTCATGGTATCGTGTATTAATAATGACAATAGATCCATTGGGCATCAGACGAGTTCTGAGACCAGCAGGATACCAATCCTTTATATACTTTCGTCCTGTCTCGGAGAATGCATCTTCTTCAGACATTGCATCATCTATCAGAGCTATGTGTGCACCACGACCAGCAACCTGCGATCTTACACCAGCAGCAAAGTATGTACCATTCTGATTAGTTTTCCATTTACCTGCAGCTCGCACATCCTGTCGAAGTGATACCCCCGGAAAGATTTCTTTATATAATTCTTGTTTCAGTATATCTCTTACTGTTCTACCAAAGTCACTTGCTAATTGATCACTATGACTGATTGACATGATCTGATGATTAGGATTACGTCCTATGTACCAGCTAGGAAATAACTGAGAACATAATAAACTCTTACTGGATCTGGGTGGTAGAAAGACCATGAGCCTCTTGGGTTCATCTGAGTCCACTATCTGTTGTAACTTATCTGATATAACTTGTATATGTTTACCTACCTTGAAGTCATCCACAAGGGTAGGTGCCATAAACTTTACATATGAAAAGAAACTAGTCTGTGATTGTTGTAATGCTCTGGCATATAAACTTTCACGAAAAGCATCTTTAGTGTTTGGTGCTAGTTCCACTCTTTACAACCTTTAATCCTATAACATCAGCTAGTTTCTGAATATCTTCATCACTATTATCTGACATGCCACTAAACTCTTGTTTAATTTCTTTCTTGTCTACAAACATACCAAGGTGCTTTGCTATAGCTTCCATTGATCTGTTAGCATTTGTATAGTCATTATTGTCAGTTGCTCTAAGATAGGTTTGATACATCTTGTCAATAACTTTCTCTGCAGTCCATGATACCTTCTCTATTACTTCTTCTCTAATAGTTTCTATGTAGGCTCTTATCTTTGGATTGCTGAGGTATTGTTGTGCTCTCTTGGCTGTCTTACTTTTGTCTAGTTCACCAGTATCGGTACGAACTACAGGAGCATACCCTGCATCTATAAGTGCTTGTGATGCATTATTGGTCGCTACATATCCTTCTGCAAACTTCTGTTGCTTAATAGTAAGACCATAATCATTTACTGCTTCCTTAGCCATAAGGCACTATACCAGAGAAAGACAATAGAGGCAAGTACTTTATAAAAATAAATGTTTGCGTAGTTTCGGAATGTATGTTATTTTATCTTTACAAGGCCGGTAAAGACATATATAAATGATAATCATTATTATTGGTCCGTCCAAGTGATACCCCAGAAAACCCAATTTGATAATTTTGCTCTATACGTGGGGGTGGGGTATATATACATAGCATAGCTAGAAATTTTTTCCCTCCCCCTAAGACTTTTTTTTCTCTCAGAAAATTGACATAAAAAAAAACTCCCTAGAATTTCTAAGGAGTTTTAATTTTGGTTTAGATATTTAAATTGTGTAGCTGTCTATAAAATTTTGATTAACTTCTTCAGACTCTAAACCTTCAAGAAATTTATTTATATGCCTTGAAGTAGTTACGGAATATTTTTGTTTAGTCTTGTAAATATGACCGTTCGAAGTGATGACAGCTACTGGGGTCTGATAAGAATATAATATCTGATTGGACTTATGTGTTATAATATTATAATTCTTTCTTACTGAATTAACTTTAATCATTAGTCTACCTTTCTAAATTGAGAACTGTTAAGTTTAGATAATTTTCTTAATTGAATTTTCATATGGTTCTCAATGTATTTGGTTGCGCTTGATAACTCTATTAAGTTCTGATTAACATGACCAACAGTCTTGGAGTGTATTCTCTTGTCGTAATTCTCATAAGCTGGACTTCCGCCAGCACCTTTTTTTATCATAGCTTTTTGATCCTTAAAAAATGACCACACACTCGAACGCAAGACTCCAGATATAATTGCAATTTCTTTTAAAGTCATATATAACTCTTCCGATGTTTGAGATCTCAAAATAAAACTCTGTCTATTCATAATTATATAAGGTATATATTCGAAGATAGTTTTATCACAATCCCATGAATGCATTTTTCGGATAGGTTTAGTATCTAAAAAAGTAAGAGTTTCATTGTGTGTAGTAGTTTCAGAAAATGCCAATTTAGTAATTGACTCTAATTTGTTATTGATATTATTTATGTTTTTAAACATATTTTTTTTCCTTATTTTAGTGTTGCAAAATTACAACATTGTTATCGGTCATCCGATATATTTAGTATAGATCACTTAAAATTATTTGTAAAGGTATTGAAATTTTTTTTCAAATTTTTTTAAATTTTTTTTCTCATATGTGTGTAAATTCGTGGACGTTGTGGAAGGTGGTAATTCGTGGACGTAGTGAAAGGTAATACTCGCAATGGTATGTTAAAAGTATTAAGGTTGTAACCATTACTGACTAATGATTACCTTCCCTTAAATTACATTTTAAATTTAATTCGATAGTACTCTTAAATGTCTATGCGAATGGAAACTTTATAATAACTCCATAAAATCTTCATAATATCTATATAAAAAACATATTGACAATCTGATATACATGGTCTAGATTAAATTTACATTAATTAATTGGAGCAATGAAAATGCAATTAGCAAAAACACATAAAGCAATCGTAAATGCTACGACTCTATATAGTGCTAGTAAGTTTACAATAAGAGATGTTACTAATTATGCACCTAGAGTATTGAAGTTAAGTACTAATAAAAAACTTGGCAAGATAGTTAAGAAAGGTAAACATAAAGGTAAACGTATACTGACATTAACACTTATTGAACGTGAGACATGCACTAATGAATGCGAACATTATACCACGTGCTACGGAAATAACATGCCATTCGCACACAGATTTGAAGTGAATGAAGCATTCATGGTAAGACTTGAAAGTGATATAGAATATTATGTAAAGAAATATCCACAAGGTATACTAATAAGATTGCATGTACTAGGTGATTTTGAAAGCATACAATATATAGAGTTTTGGAATCGTATGTTACATACATATAGTAGCATAGCTATATATGGATATACAAGAAATCATATTACAAGTAAGTACGAACATATAAGAGTCTTAGGATATAAAACCATAGCCGTTAGAAACATACATAAAGATAGATTTGCAATTAGATTTAGTAATAAATTAGATGATGAGTTTAGTGCCAATAGTAGAGATATAACTAATGAAGGTATTACATGCTTGGCGCAAGTAAAGACTAATGTCTCATGTTCGGATTGTACTTTATGTTGGGCAAGTAAAAAACAAATAGGATTTATTACACACTAGGTATTGACAAGTATATAATAATAGTTTACAGATTAATAATAATAAATAGAAGTGGAAATAAAGTAATGACATACCAAGAACTTACAAATGAAAACCATGATTTAAAACTTCAAATTATGAAACTATCTAATGATTTAGATAAGGCAAAAAATACATTAAAAAAATATAAAGAAAAAAATAAATCTTTATATAGTTATATATTAAAAAAATTAACAAATAAGGGAATACCTAATTTAGATTACATATTAATAAAATTAATGGAGATAAATGATGAGTAAATTTAAAAACTTAATAGAGTCTGAAATGGAAAGATATAATG